CAGGCACTGTAGATGTGTCTTTAAAATTTAGATTATACCCAACATCCGAACAAATTACTAATGGACCACATGAAGTGGCAACTACTACTGAATTTGTAGACACACGTGCGCGTGGTAGGCAAGCTGCGGTACGTATTGAAAGTAGTACACTAGATTCAACATGGCGTTACGGCACATACCGTGCTGACGTACATCCAGACGGGAGAAGATAATGGCAAAAATAAATATTCCACGTTTACCACAAGCTCAAGTCGATTATGATGAAAGACAACTTAACCAAATGATTCAATCATTGGATCAATTAATAACATTGCTTAACAGTACTTACACACCGGAAACGTTGCGTAATGATGATGAAGCGTTTGCGTGGTTTAATGGGTAACGTATACACAAACGCTAAAAAAGATTTAGCTACAAATACCGATCCTGTAGTATTATATACAGTGCCAGATAAGGTACAGGCTATAATTAAATCTATAAGAGTCAGTGATGATTCAGGTTCTGGCAGCACAATTACAGCCACTATTACAGATTCAGCAAGTGCAGTGTTTAGTTTAGGTAAAGATATAGTGGTAGGAGCCGCGGTTCCTGTAGAATTATTAACTCAACCTCTTATTGGACAGCAAGGAGAGATAATTACGGTCACACCAGGCCATGCAGATAGGCTACATGTAGTGCTTTCAGTGCTTGAAATAACAAATAATACTTGATATAAGGAGTAAATATGCCTATAAAAGACGATAGTGTAATAGAATATGTAGAGATCAACGGGGAAAAAGTTCCTAAGGTTGTGGTCCCTGCAGAAATAACTATTACCAATACGCTAACAGGTAAAGAATACGGTTCAGCTAAAGAAGCTGATGATGACGTAGCTAATCCTGCAACCGACACGAAAGCAGAACACATCAGACAGGATGTAAAAGTTAGTGTTGCTATTCACAAAATATTAGAGGGAGTTGTAGGAGAAGTTTAATGGTTGATAAATATATAGGACAAACTTATGGACCAGCAGGAATGGGTATGTCTGCATACTCAAATATTCCAGATCCAATTGTTTCAGAATCATTCACAGTAAATGAATTAGGACCAAGTTATGGACCAGTAGGAATGGGTATGTCTGCATACATGGACAGACCTGGACCAATGGAAATGGCGGCACCTCCTGATAATATAGGTTATGATAGAATGGGACCAGAGTTAGTACCTGGAGTTCCCGACAGACTTTTTAGACAATACAGTCCAGACTCATTTAGTCCATATAATAAAGGTTACCCAGAGACAGAAAGAGAGGAAAAGTTAAGAGAGTATATGAAGCGTGGACTTCGTGCAAGGCAAGGTATTGAAACACTAGAAGCAAATGTAGATCCATCGGACTGGAGAGTTATTCAACAAATTATGGGCGCAGGTGGTAACCCAGATGATTATATTGAAACAGCTGGTTTAGGATCAGATATTTATAACTATTTAGACGAGTTTTTAGATTTTGAAGGAATGAAAAATCAGATACCTTATTTTTTAGATAACACAATACCTTTTTATGATCCACCAGAGGGATATTATGATGAAGATTACGAAGAAAATTTAGAGATGGCAGAAGCTTTAACTCCTAGTGCATCATTTAAAATTTTACAAGGACTAGCTGATAAATCACCTGAATATTTTCATAAAACATTACCAATGATTTATGGTGATGATTTATGGGATCAAACACCTATGTTTAATTATGGTGGAGACTTTTATGGTAATTCTGAGCTAAGGTGGGGTTAATATGGGTTGGTTAGATGATAAATTTAAGAATGTAGTAAGGGGCGCTAAAGATTTTTTAGGTAGCCCAGCAGGAATTGCAACTTTAGCAATTGCTTCACCATTTGCCATGAGTGCAATGTCATCAGGAGCAAGTGGTAGTGGATTTTTAGGAAGTTTATTAGAAAAATATCCAATGCTTGGAAAAATTGGATCAGTTGCAACTAAGTCACCACTTGTGACAAACGCAGCAAAAAACGCGGCAATGAATTATGGTATAGCTACATTAACAGGATCAGAAAATCCTGAAAAAGCAGCTTTGTATGCAGCCGCATCGTCAGTACCGTTTTCTTTTATGAAAGCAAACAACATGGCTAAAGCTTTTAACGTTGACAACAATTTAAGTGGAAAAGATAAATTAAGTTACTTGGATATACTCACAGGAAAAGTAAATCCTAGCACGGGTTATGAAATACCGGGTGCAATGACTAAAACTTTTACTGATCCTACAAATACAGTTTACGATACAGCAACTTTTGATAGTATAAATGCTCCAGTTGATATGACAAGTATGGAAGTACCCGCAATGGGTCCTCCAAAAGTATCAACTTCTTTTGGTGCACCAAGAAATGTAGATATAGATGCACTACAATATTTTAGTAAAGATGGATCAGCTGTAGCAAGTAAACTAGCAGAAAATCCAGGACTAGCAGGATTAATTCCAGGACTAGGATTAGAAAATGTAGATCTTATGGCAACGATTGTGCCACAAATAGCAGGACTATATGGTGGTCGTATGAGTGAAGCAAGAAAATGGGAAAAATTTAAAGAACAACAAATTAAAAGAATGGCTTTTCAATATGGTATTCCATATGAAGAAGCTAAAGAAATATTTAAAGATGGTTACCGTAACCCTTATTACACTACTACATCAGCAGGAGACTATGGTGATATAGAATTTAATAAAGGTGGTTCACCAGCATATAGAGATAGCTATATTGCAGGTGGGAAAGTAGTAGGACCTGGTACAGGTAAATCTGATGACGTTCGTCCAGTAGCATTATCTAATGATGAATTTGTTATTACAGAAAAAGCATCTAAAAACTTTCCAGGTGGACATGCAGGATTATATTCAATGATGAATGCATTAGATCCTGAATCAGAAACAATTGAAGAAGCAAGGATGATGGTATAATGGCAGAGTCAGATTATCCTTCAGGTTTTGATGTAAATACACAACAAAGTAGCATGTCTCCAGAAATGGAGGCTAAATATCTTTGGCTCATGGACCAAGCGGTTAAGTTTGGTCAACAACAATATGGCGGTCAAGGACCAATTACACCACAATCAATAGCTGGCTTTAATCCAGAACAAATTAAAGCATTACAAATGGCACAATCTGGTATTGGTGCTTACCAACCAATGATGGACAAGGCAGAAGCTGCTACTGATAGTATGGTTAATGCACAGTTTGATCCATCATCTTATAAAGATTACTTAAATCCTTACCAAGATTATGTAACACAAGGAATTTCAGATCAATATGATAAAGCTATAAATCAAGCTAACATGGGTGCTGCTTCACAAGGAGCGTTTGGTGGTTCAGGTACAGGAATTATGAATGCAGAATTATTAGGAGGAAAGTCACAAGCTATTGGGGAGTCATTAGCTTCCGGTTATGGAAGTGCAATGAACATGGCAAGGGGAGATTTTGAAAATCAAATGACACGTTATGGTGCTGGTGCCGGAATGTATGGAAACATGGCTGGACAAACACAGCAAATGCAACAACAAGACGTGGCATCATTGATGGGCGCAGGATCTGTTATGCAACAGAATACACAACAAGGACTAGATGCTAACTATCAAGCTTACTTACAAAATAGACAAGATCCATATCAACGATTTGGATTTATGAGTGACATATTTAGAGGAGTACCATCTGGGCAAATGACAACTACGATGGGAACTGCTCCCGTAACAAATCCTTTATCCCAAGCATTGGGTGCAGGTATTTTTGGCGCAGGAATAGCATCGGGTTATCAAAACGTATAGGAGTTTAAATGGTTTCGTACCTACGACCTCTTTTTAAAGTTGGTTACAACGCTCTACGATCACAGTATGGCAAAGGAACACCACGTGTGTTTGAAAACTTTAATGAATCAGCAAGAGAAGTATTTAAAAATCCTTACATAAAAAATTATTTAGATGCGGCATCTAACAAGCAAGGAATTGTACGTACAGCTGCAGCTACATCATTACCTTTTATGGCATATGATGAGATAACAGAATTACTTCCAGAAAGAGTACAAGAATCTACAAAAGTAGAATCATCAAATAGAACTAAAGATGGTCCAGTGGACATGCCACCTAATGTTATTAAAAAACCAAAGATCATTAATACTACAGAAGTTAAAAAAGAAGATGCTAATAAAGAATTAAATAATTTAGAAACAGATTTTAATAACCAGTTTGATGGTACAGGAACTAACACCGCTTCTACAAACAGGGCAACAGTTGATGCAACGAATGCTGAAGGTGCTGATACTATTGAAAGTGACGCGGTAACACGTGTTAAAGCATACAAAGATATTGTTCGTCAATTTATAGGTAGTGGAGATCAAAGTGCACGAATGCAAAAACAAGCATTACTTATGAATGTTGGTGGTATGTTAATGGCTGGTAAATCTAAAGACCCAGGCCTAGCAGGATTCACCGAAATTATAGGGCAAACAGCTATGGCTACAGCACCAATGTTATTTCAAATGGGAGTTGAACAAGGTAAAGCGGATAGAGAAATAGGACAAGCTGCATTACAATTATACATGGAAGATTTGAATGATCAAGATGATCGTAGTGGTGACTTCACTGCTGTGTGGCAAAAATGAAATATAAGCGTGGTGACAACGGTGAGATTATGTATGATCAATATACAGGTACACCTATTGTTACAGGAAAAAAATTAATAAGCCAGTTCCGTGCTAACAGTGACGAGATGAATTGGTTCTTGGATCAAAACAATGAACTTGGTTTTCCTCGTTATACGTTCCAACCATCAAGCGCCACGGGCCCAGGTCTTTTTGGGTTAACTGGTTCTCAATCTGGTGGAGCAGTATTAATGTCAGATGCTGCTAAAGATTCAATGATTAAATTTGCTGACTATACTAGACGTGGTTTGATACCAATGGCACAAATGATTATGCCAATGATGATTGAAAACCGTGACAGTTTAATTGGTTACAAAGGATTTCTAGGAAGAAACGTAGGTCCTACTGCTTTCTTAGCAAGCGAAGCTGTTAAAGGATTAAAAGCAGGGTTTGGAGAAAATTCTATTACACAACTTGGCGATGAGTCATTTCAAGTTAATCGAAACAGTGAGCTTGGTAAATTTTATAATCAAATATTAGGAAGTAGCCCTGACGGACAAGCTTACGATCAAGTAGGTGAGGGTATGTCGTTTGCTGTACTAGAAGCGCCAACTGATGGTGCTTTTGTAGAGATACCAGGTCTAGGTGAAATGCCGGTCTTTGTAGATACAGGTGGTAAGTACGGTGTGCGTGGAGCTCAGTACTTAACTAGATCTAATTTAGAAAAAGTTTTATTTGATCCACGTAAAGGACAATTAGAAATCTTTGAAACAACTTTAGGTTTAATGTTGGCAAGAAACAGACAGCCAACAGGTCGTATGTTAGCAGACGTTCTTCGAAGATCATTTGAAGAAACATCTATGACATCTTTAATGGGTAAATCAAACATGCCTGAATATGTTATTGGTAAATACGTAAGTATCTATAATGAATTATATACTAACATGAGCCAAGCATTAAATTTAGCTGGATATGTAGCAAGTGAAGATCAAAAAACAAACGCTAGTCAAATAGTATCATCCGGAGCATTTGAAATTCCTGGTATAGAAAACTTTTATAATTCTTATTATAATTTAAGTAGCTAATGATCCAGCATACTCAGTTGCTGGTTACAATATTGAAGGTGTTAACGTTCCACAATATCCTGATTGGAATGGTGGTAACGGTGCAGTAGTGTATCAAGATAATACTTCTAAACAAATACAAAACAACAGAAAGTAGTGTTTGTATAAATGGAATAACATATTTGATGAATAATGGCTGAAGCAGATAATAAAAGAATAAAAAAATATCAAGAAAGTGTTTTTGGTAATATGCCAGGTGGACAAGGTCCGGCAGATAAAAAATTTGTCACTACATCTAAAACTGGTATTCCTATTACAGAATCACAAGATATAATTCAAGGCAATCAACCATATGCTACTGATTTACTTTTAGCTCCTTTTCAAGTTGTAGGTAATGCTCTAATGCCAGGTCAACCTTTTGGTCAAAAAAATCAATGGTTACAAAATGAAGAACAAAAAAAGATTTATGAAGCTAAAGTTATGGAGTCGCAAGCTTACACGGCACGTAAGGAACAAGTACGATCACAACTAGCAACAATATTTGATAAAGCAGATAAACGTTTTAAAGAAACAGGTGATGAAAAATATCATCAAATGGCAATGCAAGCTAAGAATGAAATCTTTGCAGCTGCAGGTTTTACCGATGGTGATTTTTTACCTGTAGGACCAGAAACATATAGACAGTATGATGAGTTTGGTTTGTTTACTAATCAACCTAATCCTTATCCAATGGTAAATGCGCTTGGTGAAGGAGTTATAGGAACAGTAGGTGGTGTTAAAGGATTTAACATGACTAAACCTGGATTTGGTTTAGTTAAAAAAGTAGCTGAAGGCATGGCTAAAGGTTTTGTCAAAGGTAAAGGTGGATGGGCAACACGTGCATTGAGTAGTATTATATATGGAGGTGCAGCCGTAGCTGCAGCTGACTTTGGTTATGAAGCAGTGCTTGATACAATGGACCGTGCAGGAAAAGCAAAAGCATATCTTGCAATGGAACCTGAGGAAAGAAGTGGTGCTGTAGATGCAGAAATGAATACGCTTTTAGATAAAGCTTTAAGACCTATTGACATGGTATTAGCCCAAGCACCTCGTGCTTTAACATTTGGTGCAGAAGGAATTAATAGACCTAAGTTAGGAGAAAGAACACAAGCAGCTATTGATGAGGGATTATTTGATGCAGGAATTAGTACTGCTTTCTTTGGTATACGTCCTTTGTATCTAGGTTTAAAAGCAATAGGTGGTTCTTTGGCTGGTTTAAAAGCAGTTTCTCCATCTTCAAAAGTTTTTGGTAAAGAAATGGAAGATCCAATAGCTAAAGAAATGTTTAAAGATTTTGGTTCTCCAACGCCACAAGAAATTGTAGCAGCTGAACAACGTTTAATGAAATTTGATCCTAAAAATCCTATGGTAGTTGGTGCTGGTGGACGTGCATTACTTCCGTTTGGAAATATAAAATCTATTCCTGCTAAAGAAGAAGTACAAATGAACATACCAGTTATTGGTAAAGCATTTAGTCATATTATAAACAGTAAAGCATTTAATTGGTTAGGCCCTGCAAATAATAAAAGCAAATCTTTTGTTCCAGGTGATACACCGTTAGATGAAATGGCAGGCACTACATTACCTCGTTTCTCCGTAGCTGGTCGTCCATACATTGGAGCGTTTGTAAATGCATTTCAACGTGTACCTGCATTTGGTGGTCCTATCAGAGCTGGTATACAAGTAGCTGGTGAAGCTCAAAAAGTTAGAGCAATGGAAATGCTTGGAAGGTTCGCGCCTTACGTTACGACAGCTGACATGGGCGTTGATTATATTAAGTTAGCAGGAAAAACAGCTAAAGGATTTAGAGAGCAAGCAGTAAAATATGATAAAGAAATTTTACAAGCAGCAAAGAGTGCAGGCGCTATTGTAGATAAAACACAATTAGTTAACACTGCTAAAGAAATTTTATTTCGTTATAGTAAAATGGGAATGGATGAACAAAGAAAGTATGGAGCGTTTGCTAGATTTTTAAATAAAGAAATCTTACAAGCACCAGAAAACTTTGTCCCAGGCACACAATTATTAGCACAAAATAAAATAAAAATTGGTGACATGTATGCACTGAAAAAAACATTAGATAGTAACTATCAAAATTGGGCAAAGAGTCCTGACATAGGAACCATGGGTGATGATATTAATTTATTATACAAAGCATTTGAAACAGATGTAGGTAGCCTATCAAAAACACCTTATGCTAATGTATCAAAACTTTGGGCAGAGTATGAGCAATTCCTATCAAATGGTATGCTTTTGTTTGGTACAAATGTCGGAAAAAATTTAGCAAATGTAAAACGTTTTGGTTTTAATGTAGCAGTAGGNGAAAGCCCAGCCAATGCNAGTAAAAATTTATGGAATGTTTTAGCTAAGTCAACTGATACTGGTGCATTTGTTCCAGACAATCTTTTAGCTTTAAAAAATATTGTAGGAGAACAAGCATATAATTCTGGTTTAGGTCATTACATAACAAATATTATAAAAAAATCTGTGTCTGACGTAGAAGGTATTCAATATATAAATCCTGATTTATTAGCAGCTGGCATGGGAATTGGTAAAAGTGGTTCTCCAATACAAGAACTATTTAAAAAAGCTTTACCTGGTCCAACTGTTCCAGAATATAAAATATTTAATGGAGCAAAAAACAGATGGGAAAATTGGTATGAAGATTTATGGGGAAAGATTCCAAGTAATATACCAAGGTCGGAAGTAAAAGCTGTTACAAGTAGTCTTCCTACGTATAAAGATTTTGAAGATTTAAATTTAGTATTAGATCGTATCTTTAAATATGGAATGCCTAATCAAAGTACATTCCTTGCACGTTCAACTGTCCTTCAAGGACCTGTAGGTGCAATGAAGTCTAGTTCACCAGCTGCAGGTATGTTAACTGCTTATGGTACATCAACCGCAGCCGGAGCAGTGGCACCTATTTTAGCAATGGCACCTTTCTTTGGCTTTCGTTATTTAGGTAAGATTGTAACAAACCGTATTCGTATGCGTAACTGGAAAAATGCTATGGATGACACATTACCTTTAGTTCTTCGAACAAGAAACTTGGAACGATTAATTCAAGAAATGCCAGACGAGTATGAAGAATGGTATGCTACAGTAAAAGACATGGAGTCAGCTAACCGTAAAAGAAACATGATGAATTTAAATAACAATGCAATGAAAAATATGCAACAAGGTGTTAGTGATGCTATACCAGGTATATTACAAGGCGTAGGAAATACTATAGATGCAATACCTGCACCTCTTAGACAACCTGTAACAGAAACAATAAAAGAATCCATAACACCAGAACAAAACACGTATCAAGATGGTACTGCTGCTTACACAGGTGGCGGAGGAAGTACTGGATCATCTATAACAGGAAGCAACGTTATGAATTCAAACGCAGCTGCGTCCTTGTATACTGGCAACACGGACCAAGCACTTGCTAATCAATACAGTATGAATCAAGGTGGTGCTGTTGAATTAAATCCAGTTATGGGTAATGATGGAAAATTTAACAAGCCACAAAAACAAATGAACGATAATCCGTTTACTAAAAAAGGAATGATGTCATGAACATGAAAGACTACATTGCAGTTATAGGAGGGTTATTAACTTTAGGAGTCATGTGGGGTATGACTAATCAAAAAGTAGCGGCTATGGAAAAAGACATGGACCGCATAGAAGAAGCTTTAATGACGTTTACACAAATTGAAGTACGAATAGCTGTTATGGAAACAGAACTTAAAAATATAAATAAAAAATTGGATAGATAATGCCCGGACCACAATACAAACAAAAATTACAACCAAGAAGCATGGAAGCTAATATAAATAGGTTTAATACTCAAGCAAGACAAGACCCGAATTTTATATATCAAACACGTTCTCCTGCAGGCAATCAATATGATCAAAGAGATTTTAACACTGTAGATATAAATAGAAATGAAGGGATAAGAGAAAGACAATTTAATGACGGCTCAATTGATAGTAGAACTATGGGGTTTGAAAATACATATTTTATTGATCCTATAACCCAACAAAAGTTTGGTCATTCTTGGGCTGAAGGTCCTAGTGGGTGGTTAGAAGAAAGGGAAATTTATCCTGATGGTAGTGGATATGGATCATACTACGATGAAGAAGGTAATTATTCTGAATACCCAATACAATTAAAAGGACCACAAACATGGAACTATGATCCTGGTAGTTCAGGTATAATGGGATTAATAGAATTGTATAATAAATTTGGAGGTATTTAATGAACTACGATAAACTTTTAGAATCAGTAAAAAAACACGAAGGGTTCCGAGATACCGTTTACTTAGATACACTTTCAAAGAGAACCGTGGGCTACGGCCACCTATGTGTGGAAGATCATTGGGAAGACGGTAAAAAATATGACAAAGAATATTTAGAAGACATACTAGAAAAAGATTTACAATCAGCAATTGATCAAACACATGACATGTGTTCTAATTTAAAAATTAGTGATGATGCAAAAACTATAATTTGTGAAATGATTTTTCAGCTTGGGGGGACAGGAGTTTCCAAGTTCCGAAAAATGTGGGCAGCGCTTCAAGAAAATCCACCCAATTATTTTGAAGCGCATGTCCAAATGCTTGATTCACGTTGGGCAAAACAGACACCAAATCGCGCGAGCGAAATGGCAGAACAAATGCAGAACTGTAAATAACTATGGGTGAAGGGTTTGGTCACACTCATGAAGCTAAAGGTCCTGGAAAAAAAAGAAAGAAATTTTCTTCATTAGTTCCTGCTCCTGTCAATGTAGAAGATATTTTAGATCAAACTCTTTTAAACACTGATGATTTAGAGGGAGTTTATGATTATTTAAGTGATTTAAAAGCACCTTATGGTTTTATACCTTCCTACTTTAATTATTTAAGTGAAGATCAAGTATTAGATTCTAGTAACTTTCCTGTTTTTAATGATCCAAATTACTTACCTGGTTTAAACCCAAATCACATGGGTTTTATTCCAGCTAATCAAGTTGACGCTCCTAATCCTATTCTTGGTGAAGGATTCACTAAAGAGGAAGCTCTTCAATTTTTTCAAAACGAGTATGACGAAAACAATCTTGGAGAAATGTCTCAAGACGAAATAGATTATGTTACTAGTATGTACAAAACTGATAATCCAAGTGAAATAGTTAATTGGAGCACGGGACCTAAATACGATGAAGACATACCTATGATGGATTATCTTGCAGAAATAACTGATAGTCCTGAATTGGCATTAGGTAAAGGATTTTTTCCAGTTAAGAAATTACCCTCAAATTGCTTTAGATTATTTACGTGAAT